TAAAACAAGAGTTTTATCAGAAAGTTTCATAGTTTGATTTCGCAGTTTCATTATTAAATCCAGCAAAGTGATACAAAAGAATACCGTAGTGAATAATTTTCAAAGCATCAAGTCTTGACATTCCATCTTTTTTTCCAAAACGAGAGGAATACTTAATGAGATTATCACGACAGAAAGGAATTCCATCATCAATCGCATCAATCATATCAAGAACTTGAACCTTTGATTTATCAGAGGCATAGTGACCATTATAAGTTCCTTTGATATACTCTTCAACTACTTTAAGTGTCTTTCCTTCACCAAACTTCCAAAAGTTGTTCACTTCTGATTGTGATTTTACCTCATAAGAAGTAGGAAATGAAATAACCTCAGGAGAGGCATAGGGATTTCCAGTCAAACTGAATCCATCATCCTCCGAATAGTTATTATAGTCAAAAGAAATATGATCTTTTCCCATTCCCCCTAAAAGGTGACTTCCAGTAATAGAAGAACCAAATGTTACTGTAGAATAATTTTTTGGAATAGAACTTTCATAATCAGTTTCAAAATTTTCAATCATAAGATTTTCCAATAGAAGAACAAAAGAGAAGTATTTACTACTCCTTATCATATCAGTTTGATTCAGATTCGTCAATAGGAAGTTTAAAATCCGTATCAATTTTATCGTAGAGTTCCAAGAAAGATTGCTTGGTCTCATCATCAAAACGATTTACACAAACTTGTATTGCCTTTGCCTTATCATTAAAGATACTATAGGCACGAAGAATGTGAACGAGACGACGTGTACTGATGATTTCTTCAATGCCACCATCATAAAAAGTCTTTCGAATCACATCTCCCCAATCTACAAGTCTCTTACAAAAATCACGATCTTCAATACCTAATTCAAGAGCAACACCTTCTAAAATCTTTTGCTCAATTGTAGGAGCAGGATAAGACTGCTCAAAGGTTACAGGAAAACGCTCTAAAAAGGCTTCGTTGAGCACGTTAGTTCCAATAAACCTGCCATCGTCTGAACCTTTGCCTTTAGTATTGGCAGTTGCGAAGATGTTAAACCCAGTTGTTGGTCTAACGAATTTTCCAATTTTCTTAAGAAAAACTCCTTTTCCTTCCAAGACAGATTGTAAACATAAAATTTTGTTAGAGGCAAGGTCGATCTCGTCAAGGAGCAATATAGCACCTCGTTGTAATGCTTCAATGACTGGGCCGTTGTGCCATACAGTTTCACCATTAATGAGACGAAAACCCCCAATAAGATCATCCTCGTCAGTTTCTACTGTAATATTTACACGAATCAATTCTCTGTTCAGTTGAGCACATGCCTGCTCTACACTAAATGTTTTACCATTACCCGAAAGACCCGTAATGAACGTAGGATAAAAAAGATTGGATTGAATAATTTTTTTAATATCATTGAAGTTACCAAACTTGACGAAAGTATCATCTTTATCGGGAATAAGATTTTGTTCCACAGCAGGAAGAGCAGAGGGAGCAGAAAAACTGCGCTCAATTTCTTGAACCTTTTTTAATGTTACTTCCAAATTCCACTTACCACGTCCAACCTTAAAATTTTCCAATCGTTTAGTCACAGTTGGATATGAGATATTTTTAGATTTACAATAACCACGAACATCCGCAGCAATAAATTCTTTACCAAAAGTATTTTTAAGATCTGAAAGAATTTGATCGTCTGTCATTTGAATGCTTTTCATTTGTGAGAAAGAGTGTTTTCAACTGAATTCATTATAAAACAAAAAGGGGTTGCCAAAACCCCCCCTTGTGTCAGTTTACAAACTGGGTTTTTAGTTTTTCAAAGTGCTCTCTGCTTACAATTTTACCCTTATATCCAGGATAAAACTGCTTAACAATTGCTGGAATACCCATTGCAATAATCGCACTGTTACAAATTACACAGACTTCTTGTGTATCGTGATTGACTACATGCTCAAGTGGAAATTTAGTTTTCATAATTAATCCTCAACAGTAAAAGTTTTGTTTTTAACTTTTGTATCAAACTCACCAGTTCTACCTGGTTTCATACTTCCTATTTTAACATTCTTTCCCTCTCCTGGCCAAGAAGTCTTTGAAGTTCCTTTAAGAGTTGAACTTCCACTTGGTTTGCGTTGAATCAAAACAGAATCTTGATCATACTTTTTACCCAGTTTTTCAATAACCTTTTTAAACTTTCTCTTACCCATTTTTCCAGGAGTAATAACGTGAGATTTCTCTCCCACTTTTTTCTCTTGTGGAGTTCCTGGATTTTCTGTATATCTGCCAGCAACCTTTGTAGGGCCAGGAAGACCAGCACCTCTTACATCACGCTCCAGTTGTCTTGAACGTTCTTTGTTTTCTGCTTTTGATTTATCACCACGTTGAGCAGACATAATTGCCATACCACCCCTCTCTGACTTACTCATAATACGAGCAAGAGAAGTTTCACTTAAATCAACTTCTTCTTTTCTTGTTCTCTCTGCTTCCCTACGTTTAGCAAATTGCATATAGGTTTCAGCTGGTTTCAGTCCATTACTATAATCAGGAATTGTTTGTACTGAAGTGCTTTGTCCTCTGTCTTCACGAGCTCTCATTTGAGGGCCCTTACCAGGAAGTGTTCTGTCTATTTTTGAATCTGGATGCCACCAATCACCTGCTTCAATCATAAACTCTTGAAATGTTTTCATATTAGCAGACACTTTTTAAGTATTTAGACAACAAGAGAAATAAACTCTCCAAGAACTTTCTTGTTAAGTTTTTTTGTTTTTAATGACTTTACAAAAGCAGATTTAATTTGTGCCTTTGTTGCATCATCAGAAACTTCAAATTCTGAATTTTGTGCCAGAGAACTTGAGGAAAGACCAAAATAAACATCATAAGCAGAATTTAAAATATTAATGCTTCTATGTTTTTTCCAATAATTCATAATTTTATGATACTCTGGTGAAGATTGATTGTAATATAAACTTACAAATCGAAATGTGTCTCTATTTTGAAGAACACGAATACCCACAAAGTTAACAGAAGGAAAATTATCTTTCAAGTTATAAAGTAAATTCTCTGTAAGAGAATTATAATTTTGCTTTATTTTATATGTTGTTCCAATTTTACGATCTCGAAGAAAAGTACGATTTGGATCAATTGAACAAACTCCCAGATAATCTTCACTACCACGTTTTATCTGATGGTGATAAGGTAGAGAATTTGCCTCACCATCAGTAAGAATTACGCACTGAACTTTTTGAAGTTTATTGTCTTTTTGAAATTTGGGAAGAATTTGATGTAGAGAAATCAAACTTTCATTTAATGGAGTTCCAGAAAGAGAAAGAGAAGATGGAACTTGATATTGACAAAAATATGGTGAGGCAATACAAGTTGCAAGTCTCCAAATATTAATCATTTGACTCTCTAATAATCTCGAATTCACTTTACTAGTCAAAATATTCATTAAAGAAAATTCATCACTAACACAAATCGTACCTTCTTTTTTCTGATAATGAGATTTCAAATATTTGTTAGATTCGCAGTAAGGGTTTCTCCATCCGTTCGTAAAGGCATATACCTCAAATGGAATCGATACTTTTTTACAAAACCAAATTAAATTATAAAGTTGCTTACAAGTATCTTTTAATACCGTCTGCATTGAGCCGCTCCAATCCAAAATGAATATCAATCCGTGATTCTTACCATCAGGTGTTATATTAATTTTTTTAAAAAGATCCTCATTATATTTGTAAGTATGAAGACGAGAGGTATCAAGAACACCTGTACGAGAAGTTAATGTACGTGAATATGAATCTGCTGCCTTGCGACACTCAAATTCTTTTACAAGATAATTAACTTCTTTTTGAGCAGAATTTTTAAATTCTTTAAAGGATTTGTCAGTTTCTTCGTAAATATCATACTTTGGTAATGAATTCATTTTTAGCCATTCGTTCTTCAGAATTTGTTGATTTACAAAATATTCATCAATAAATTGATGTATTTCTGAATTTTTTGTAATAACCGTATCTAAATTAACCTTTGGAATTTCAACATATACATTTTCACTTCCCATAAGATTTACAAGATTTTCGATTTTTTGGCGAAGTGATTCTGCTGTACGAACTTCGGGTTCATCAGAAGAATTAGCAGGGACATTGCTTACTGATTCTCCTTCGATTCTTTCAAATTGCTCCAAAGTCTCAGAGTTTATTAATTGTGATTGAACATTT